TGGGGAAATGGTAGCGACAGAACAAACCGCCTCGCAGCAGCGGGATATGATGCAAAGGCAGTTCAGAACGAAGTCAATAGAATTTTGAGATAGCAGGAGGAATAAACATGTTATACTATTTAGGCAAAGGAACAGAGTTCAAGAAAGAGGACTGCAAAGAGTACAAGAAACTTGATGCAGCATTAAGGGCAGCAGCAAAGGACGAGAGCCTCGTTGTTTGGGATGAAACCGGAAAGGTCATCGGTTCGCTCACGGATGATGTTCCGGAGGGAGCGTTGCAGACAAATCCGGACGGCAGTGTCAACACATACGATGCGGACGGAAACAAGACCGGAACAGTAGACGCAGAGACGCTCAAGGAAATGACAACGGTCAATGACGATGTGAGCAAACTTGCAACCGGAGACAATGAGCAGGGAACACCGCAGGAGAACGCAGAGGATGACGAAAACGCCTCAAACGAGGATAAGGCGACAAATCCACCAACCGAACAGGAAAACGGCGAAAATGGGGCGAATACAGAGCCGGACAAGGCAACAGAGGAACAGCAGGAGGACAAGGTCATCATTCCGCAGGGAAAAATGAGGGTGACAGTCATTTGCGACGGTTCACTCAATATCAGACGTTCGGCAGCGTGGGGCAATGACAACATCTGCGGTCGTGCTATCAGAGGACAGTCATATTATGTGAAAGAGATTCATGTTGTAGACGGAAAGAAGATGGTCAGAACAATCGGCGACCTTTACCTCTCCGGAGAATCCGAGCATGTACAGTTCGAGCAGTTGTGATATAATAAAGCAACGGGAAAACGCTTGAGAGAATATGCGTAAAAGACGGGTAACTGACAAACGGTCAAAAAATGCCGTAAAATAGGCGTTTGGAGTTATGCAAGCGATAATTCAATCGAATATCAGAAAAGAGCAAATTTCCCCGAAAACATCGAGTTTTCGGGGATTTCTTTATATTCCGATAAATCTATCAGACACCACAAAAACACACGAAATTTCAACGGTAACTAACAAATAACTAACAGGTAACTAACACGGAAAACCTTGTCTTGTGTAAGACATTGAAAGTCTTATGTAAGACACATTTTGCAATAAAAAAGGACGAATCAATCGCCCTTTTCGTTGCAGTATTCAATGATACATGACCGGACATCCTTTTTCGTCCGGCAATGGCAGGAATGACCGTCCTTGAAAATGATGTCATATCCGTCGTGCATGTTTCCGGTGATTCCGGAAATCATTTCTCTGTTCTTTTCTGCAATCTGCATTGTATCAAATAAACCGCATTGGTCTTTTCTGACAAGGTCTTGCATGTACGCATTGACCGACATCCTTTTACTGGATGCAAGAGCCTTGATGATGTCTTTCATGCCTTTAGGTACAACGAGATTGATTCGTTCGTAATGCTCACGCCCGAAATTGTTTTTGTATTCAGTTCTATTCATGGCACACCTCTATATTTTGTTGATAGCGTCAATCAGTTCCTCAATTTCAAAATGCGTATATACGACCTCTGTCACACCCTGCCCTTTATGACCGACAATTTTCTTGATGACCTTGTCTGACACTCCGGCAACCGTCAACATGGAAATGCATGTGTGACGGGTATCGTGAGGGCGGTGTTTCATTCCGAGGGTCTCAATAAGTGGAGACCAGTACGAATCATAATAATTCCGGTATTTGAAATGTTCACCCTCCGGAGTAGAGAGGAGATATTCACAATCATTGAGGTTGTACCAGTATTCAAAGAACGGATAAACCTTTTCGGAGATTGGAGCAGTACGGATTCCGGCAGCAGTTTTCGAGGCGACAATCTTGAAATATCTTTCCTCAAGGTTCACATTTTCTTTCTTGAGGTCGAGGAGTTCGCCGATTCTGCATCCGGTATATATCAACATGAGGATGACAGTATAATATATATTTGAATCCTTGACATCCCATAATTTCGCAACCTCTGTTTTTGAGAACGGTTCACGGTTGTATGCGTTGGGATTGCCCGCCTTTTTAATGTCGAGGTATTCGACAAGGTTTCGTTCTTTTGGAATAATCTCATGAATCACAGCGTATTTGTACATCAGACCGAATAATATTTTTAATTTCCGGAGTGTAGGATAATTTTTGCCGGATTCATCAACGACCATTTGCAGGTGGTCGAGTTTTACATCAACAAAACGCATCCGTGCAAGTTTATCACATAACGCCCATGCTGCACGGTAGCCTTTGACGTTGGAATCACTGACAGTCGGAAAATGTTCATCAGACCATCGCTCATATACATCCTCGAATGTAACCTTTGCAGCATTCACATCATAAGGATTTGCATTGAACTCCGCAAGTGCGGTCAATGCCTCTTTGCGGGTCGGGTAATATCCGACGACCGTATATAATTGTTTTGATTTACCTGTTTTCGGGTCGTTTTCCCATCCTTTTGTCTTTTTGGCGACATAAGGATTCCGGCGATTTCCCGATAATTTGTAAACCGTTCCGAATCCGTTCGGTAGTTTCATAAAATCACCATCCTAAAAAAGAGTATAAAAAATAAAACCAATGCAAAAAGCACGGTTTTATGATAGAATGGTGTTTGCAGGAACATTCTGTCGGTGCTTTTTGCAGGAGCATGAGACGGAGGTTTCACAAAGGCGATTCACGTTGCAGCGTGGGTCGTCTTTTTTGTTGTGCATTATTCATTTGCACGGCGTTCTTTTGCGACTTTTCTATACTTGCGACCAATGACAACACATGCGACACCGACCACAACAGCAATTATTCCGGCAACCGGAACAGCAAGCAATAGAATCAATCCTAAAAGTGCAAGGACAGCACCGAGAACAATCATGAGGATTCCGCAAACACTGTATGTATTTGCAGAGTATTCCTTTTTCTGCGGTGCATTTGTTGAACTGGATGCAGCAGGATTTCCGTTTGCAGCCGTCAATCCTTTTGCAATGTCGGACACGCCGACGGTAGTTCTGTTATACACTGCGTTGTATGCTGCCTTTTTCGGGTCGTTGACGATTCCCATTCCCTTTTTACCATAAAGGGGATTGACCGCCTTTTTGACCTGCCGTTTGACTTTTCCTGTTGTTCTTGCCTTAATGCTTTTCTTGATGTTTGGTTTTCTGACACCGTATTTCATGAACACACCTCCGTTTCTTTATAAAATCAACATTCTGTAAACTTTCCTCAAGAGAGGAGGTGAGCAGAATGAAAATCCTTGTGTGGGAAGTGAGAACCTCAAAAGGGTTCACATTGATGGAGTTATCGAAGAAATCCGGAATCGGAAAATCTACGATAAACAACATCGAAAATGGTAAGGTGTCACCGACATTGTTTCAACTTGAAATGATAGCGATTGCATTAGGCGTGAACATCACCGACCTGTTTGAATCCGAATACAAATAATTGTACCATAATGCAGCGGGATTCCGGCAGCAGGAGGAACGATTTCCATGATTATGGAAATCAACCTCGATATTTCCACAATCATGGAAATATATGATACAATGCAATTCGGAAAGGGGGTGGTGTCTCCCTTGAATTACAAAGAGGCTATTGTCGAAATAGTCGGAAAGATACACAGCGAACGCATCCTCAAGAGGATATACAAATTCGTGTTGTATCTCTACACCCATGAGACTGGCAGTTGAAAGACTGTCAGTCTTTTTTTGATGCAAATAAATCTATGATTCTTTGAAATGCTGCGATGTCCTCGTCGCTTGCCTCAAGTAGTGCCTTGAAAAGATTCTTGCGGGCATCGTCCTCACCTACCATGATGCGGTCAATTCTTTCGATGAAATCATCGTCAGTATCAACAAACATCTCACCGTCACCAGTAGTCAACCATATATAATCAACATTAAATTCACGGCAGATTGATTTGATAACCTGTTCGGTGATATTACGACCGCCACTCTCTAATAGAGAAATAGAACTCCCTTTCATTCCGATTCGTTCTGCGAAAGCATCTTGAGACAATTTCAAAGTTTTTCTCAATAATTTCAATCTTTCATTCATGAGTTATTCACCTCCTGTGAGACGAATATAACACAAAAACTTTGCAGAGTAAAGAAAAATAATAAAAAAGAGTTGACAATCTTTGCACAGTAAAGTATTATGATTGCAGAGCAAAGAAAACAGGAGGTACAAAACAATGACACGACAGGACTTAGTAAACAAATCAATAGACAAATTAAACACAGTAAAAGAGGCTCTTGAGTTGATAGAAATTCTCGAATATGACGAATGCATTGCAGTTTTGACAGGAACAAAGAATCTCCCATCTGAAATACATAGTGCGTTAATGAGGAGAGGAAAAGAGGCAAACGGAGGAAAGACAACTCTTGCGTTGGCAATGGCAGGAATACAGAACATAGTGAACGAATAAAAGCCGAAACGGGGCAGCAGTCGCCCCGTCAGTGTCCGGACGGCAACCGACACTCTGACGATGGCAAGCCGAAAGGCATCGGGCAGCGATACCGTGGGAAACATGGCAGCGGTCGCACCTGCTACAAAGTGCGTGGATGGTCAACAGGTTTTTCTTGATTTTTTAAGGTGAAAAATCAAAACACGGTGTACATTGCCGGAAAAGAGGTGGACGGGATGAAAAGACCGAGAGAACCACCAACAGGAGGAAACAAGATGAATATAGGACGAATATTGCCGACAGAGGCAGCAGCAATCCTCAATGTGTCACCGCAATTCGTGAGGGTAGCAATGCAACAGGGAAAACTCCCGATTGGAACGGCGGTGCAGATGTCCTCAATTTGGACGTATCACATTTCGGAAAAACTGCTTGCAGATTATTCCGGAAAGAACATAGAAAAAGAGATTGAGCGAATTCGAGGAGGTGTTGAAAAATGACGAGAAACGAGAAAAAGGCAGTGATTGAGAGCATGGCAGAAAAATTCATGAACATCGACGACCTTGAGGGGAAGTCAATGACCATTATGGTGATGTCTGCGTATGCCGAGGGTAAGGCAGCGGGAAAAGCAGAGGAGCGTCGCAGATGGGAACAGAAAGAGGCGGTTGCAGCCGTTTAATGAAAACGCCCCGTCATAATGGCGGGGCAGTACATAGCAGGAGCATGAGAACAAAGAAAAAGGACAACCATTGCAGTGGTCGTCCTTGTATCGACTGATTGTGTCAGTC